TTAAGACTTGAAAGTATTCTCTTTCATATGATCTACGATCTTACTCCAGGTATTCTTTCCACAGCATCCATCTACATCAAGTTTCACATTCTTCTGGAAGTTCTTCAATGATTCTTTTGTACTACTTCCGAACACTCCATTAACAGATGTTTTAAGTACCGCCTGCAGAGCAAGAACTGCTGCCCCAGTGGAACCTTCTTGGATAACAGGGAGCTGAACTTTCAGCTCTGCAGTAAGATCTGCTTTCTGTTTAGTCTGATTCTCCGGATATACTGCTTTTCCGTTCCAGTCGTAGATTGTATATCCTTCTTTCCATTCTTTCTTGGCATTTTCCAGAATCTTGTATGCTCCAATCTGGCTTTTGCTGTCTTCCCATGTCTTTCTTGTACGATAATATTTATCTACAGTTACGGCTGTAGTCTCGGCTCCGATCAGCTGCTTAAACCGGTTCCAATCACCTTTAGCTCGAATCGCAGACGGGCAATTCTTGGCACATACGTCATAATGCTGCAGCACTCTTTCGGCTGGAATGTTGAACCGCTTCATGATCTGCTTGCACACTGCCACTGTGTTCTGGAATGCCTTTTCGTAATTGTAACCAGACTGTACACACATTTCGATTCCGATAGAATTATGGTTATTTACTGTTCCGAACAGACGGCCGCCATAGTTGACTCCAACGTGCCAAGCGCCTCTGTCATACGGAAGGGCCTGGTATGCTTCTGCGTCATCAACAAATACATGGGCGGAATAGCCCTTGAAATTGCCATCATGCTGAGCTTTAGCATGTGCCTTTGCATTGGCTCCCTTAGAATAATTGTCTGTGTTATGAATTACAATGTATTTTGGAGTCTGACCTGCGTAGCTGTTATTGTTACTGATTAAACTTGTGTTGATATTCATTGTGTTCTCCTTTTCTGTAACTTCCTGTTCACTTGTAACTGATAAGATGCTATCCAGAATAGCAATGATTTTCTTTCCATAATCTTTTCCGGCAGCCCATCCCTGGTGTTTAGGGTTCTCCTGGATTCCCAAGTACTCGACATACTCTGCACATCCCCTGGTCACATATGTGTATCGTGAATCTACAACAGTCTGTTTCAGACGGCTGGTAGATGCGTATGCCTGCAGGTGCTGGATCTGTGCCCGGATGCCTTCGGCTGGGGTCTTGAAACTGTTGCCTTTTACTCCATTCTTGGTCACTCCCATTCCACAGAAATTATTCTGGTCCAGGGTAACTGCTGACTCTGAGAATGTGAAGTTGCCTGTTTCCAGACAGCTCTGAGCAAAGGCAATGTCACCTCTTACTCCCTCGATTGCTCCTTCAGAAATGTACAACGGAATCATCTTGATAACCGAATCGGGCGCCTTTGGATTAACTTTTTTGATATAGGTCTGCATCTGCGTTACGGTAGCTGCAGCCTGTCCCATAATCTTTAGCATTTGTATTCCTCCACTAAAAAGAGGACGATCACTCGCCCTCTGAATCTTTATATTTCGTTCTATCCCAGATACTCTTGACTTTTTCCCAACCGCCTGTTGCCACTAAATAAACTACGAATGCGGCAATAAAAGAAGCAAATATATAATACCAGGTGATTACCATCTTATAATATGTACATAAGATGATCAAAGCTACCGGGCACAGGATCAGCGATGTGACCAGTGCCACGATACTTGTTGGAATCTTATTGAGTCCCGGCATTTCCTTGATTACCTGCACGATGATCGACACCAGAAATGCAAGCACTCCGATCAGTGCCAGTCCATAGGTTACATACTGCATCATTACGTTAATATCCATATTCATTCTCCTTTTCGCTTGATATGCAATTCTTCAATTTCCTGTTTCATTTTTGTTACCATCCCGTTCCCGCCCAGTGCATGATATGCATCATACATCTCACAGAAATTCTGATATGCATATGATGGGATGTCACCCAGCTGCATATATTTCGCATGATACTCGATCAGCTGTGTACGGAGCAGGAGCATTGTACCTTTACTGTTGGCATCCCTGTCTTTTTTCTGATTCTTCAAAAGCCATACAATATATCCCAACAGGGCCGGTAATACAATAGTATATGTCTGCATGAGTATTTCTTTCACTTTTTCACACTTTCTCCGGTTGCGCCGGCGCAATTTTAAGTAAAATAAATAGAGCCTCACGGCTCCGCTCTGATTCTCTCCATATATTGTCCTCAAATTCGTTCTTTTGTCTGATCTTCTATTGCTTTTACGTGATTAAGCATATCACCTACAGCATAAAATGTTGGTGCTTTTACATTTCTTTTTACAATAGCACCATTGTCATCTACCTCGTTATAAGTAGTAGTAATGGAATATTCTCCACCCTGATTGATGATGCTGATAATCTTAATTACTTTCATTGATCAATTCCTCCATTTCTTTGTCGTAGTCTTCGACAATCGTGTCGATAATAATGTTATAGTCCTTCTGGGCATCTCTGGCATCTTTCTGCGCTGCTTCCTGTACTTCTTTCTCGTCTAGTCGCAAGTGTTCAAAGCTTTTCTGGATACACTTAACCTCCCATGAAAACTTTAAATTCGGTGTCCCCCTGACTGTAAAATAACTTTCTTCCTTTTCCGCTACCCATATATCACCATCTCCTTCCTTCTGTAGAAATACCTGGTATTCAATTCCGGAATTTATTGTTTCCGAAAATTCCGGATCTATATCAACAATCACAATTCCTCTATCATTGGTCTTCCCACAGCCAAGATCTCCAAACATTGGTGTCGGAGTTTCGTAGCAGTACAATAGCCGATCAGAGAAATTCTCCGTTCGGGCTACGCGTGATTTGGTTCCACGGACTTCTAGGTTTCCTTGGAGTTTGATTTCATCTTCGCCATCGTCTGAAAAAGAATCATAAAACTGAATACGGGATGAAGATGCTGCACTGATAAGCAATGCAGCGTCTCCTCCAACAATGCCACCATCAACGGTCAGAAAGTTGGTCCTTGTTCCGTCTGGTGACAGCTCAGTCACGAAATCACCATCATCATCAAAATATATCCTGTTATTTTCCGGATCTAAAACTATCTTCTGATCATTAGATTTTATAATCCCGTCTTTAACTGTCCAACCACCCAGAGTTCCATATGTAGCCACGAATGAACCGTCTGTGAGAATCTGGAAATAATTATTTGCCGTAACCAGTCCATTAAAATTGATTTTGTTTGCACTAATAGAAACCTTTTCAGAAGACTGATTGATTGATGAAATGATTCCATTCTTAGATACTTTAGATTCAATAGAACTCTGAAGGATATTTATCTGGCTATGTGTTGATTCTATGATATCCTGCTTTATCTGAACATTTGTTACATAAAGAACAGATGCGTTAGAAGATGTCACAAATTGAATGGTATGTTTTCCTTTTTTCAGTTTTACATCAACTGAAAATTCTTTCCATTCCTCAGACATTTCCGATGAATAAAATGTTTTGATTGTAGTATCGTCAATTTTTATATTTAGTGCAACCTTTTCAGGACTAGCAGCCTCAAATATTATCGTATTAGATTCATCTGCATCAACCGTATAATCATAATTCATCCAAATTGAATTCCCAGAAACCAGATAAGCACATGTTTTTCCTAAGTGAGTTGTACGAGGTTTTTTGTCGGCATATGCAACCCAGCCAGTAAATGTTTCAAATGTTCCATTTTTACAATAATTAGTACCATATATTTTTTCACGCACATCTAGTTTAATTTGATCAGTCTTCTGGTCAATCATGCTCTTCGTTTGTTCTGTGGTCGAATATCCACTAAGCGTATCAGTCTTAACATAAGTTTCTGATACCGCAGTGCTTAATCCATCTACCTGTGCTTTTACATAAGTTTGCATTGATTTGGTGGTGCTATAGTCATCATTAATTGTTGTAGACAACTGCTGTAGTTTCCCTGAAAATCCATCTACTGCAGATTTATATTCACCGACCTTTGTGTCCAGAGAAGTATATCGTTTACTTACTGCATCATATTTTCCGGTTACATCTGTATACTTCTGATTGAGGCCTTTTACGGTCTGCTCCGTGGATGCCATCCGGCTGTACATGGTCTTGTTGCCGTTCTGCAGTTCTATCAGTTCGCTCTCAGATATCAGAGCACTGATCTTGCCCTGTTCGACTTTGAAGCTTGTTTCCAACCCTTGGAATCTTTTCAGTGTACCGGATGGAGCAAACAGTGTTATTTCTTTTATAAATCTCAAAGCATTTCCCTCCTTTCGAAAAATGCATAATAAAAGACATCCGATGTGGATGCCCTTTAGCATGGATTTTTCTTTTCTTTATAAAATAGTAATCGTGGAATAGCATCATATCACGGTAACAGTTTCTCATCTAGATATGTACGTCCATATGTAAATAAACCAAATAAATATAGCGAACCAAGTGCAATATTGGTTCTCGGATATGAAGGTGTTGGTGTGTTAAAATTCGAAAGTATGACACCGCAATATTATCCCTCATCATACACAAACTTATATGGTGATATATGTAAAGTAATTAATAGTAAAATTACAATTGATTTTAATGATCGTAATCGACAAGTCACATTTATCACTCCAGAAGGGATTGAACTAGCATTTGAAGAAATCAATGTATAAAATAGTAACTCGTCCGGACTCAAATTCATTGACGGAGGAACAATTACTCAAGCGGAGGCACAATCAGCCGATCAAGCGGCACAAATTGTTTTTGATAATAAGATACCTGTAAGTGAAGGAATAATAGTTTTTGTAAATTTTATCTTTGCATTTAGATATTCAATGATCGTCCAAAAATATGGAAGGGGAGATTATGGTGCGTACATTTTATTTGGATGCAATGTTCCAACTCTTACTTATCACATAAAAACAGCTGGAACATGGAACTAAAAATTTTCCTAGTTACTATTTAATTGGTTTAAAGCCGCCAAAAGTGTCATATTTCCCTGATCCAGTGCGAAGGTCTGGGATGTCAAATTTTTGAGGATCTGAGTTGTCAGGTCCTCAAGTGTAATAATCCCGCCTTCATTTGTTGTCGGATCAATAAAAATCAGTTCTTTTCCTTTTGGAATCTCTGTTACTTTGGTCAGTCCGTTCGCATTCTGACCGTCCTGTGGTAATGCCATATTTTTTCTCCTTTCTGGTGTCCGATTCGGACACCTTACGCATCTACATTTACGCACATGGCTTTGTTTCCGATCACGAGAAGCTTATCTCCTACTGTAAGAGCCATCTGCACATATCTGATAAACTGTCCGATTACAACTCCACCGAACATATAATCATCATTGTTTACTGTTACTGAATATCCGTACTGTAGGAAAGCCTCTCCCTGCTCTGTCCGTCGGCTCCAGGAGAACCATGCTGCCGGATATTCCTTCGTGACTTCTCTGCCGGCTTTGTACAATGCCGCTGATACAGTCGTTGTTCCGTCTCCATTATCCTGGCACTTGGTGTTGTACAAGAGCGTTCCGTCCGTCATTCCTCGCAGATCTGTCGTAGTCTGAGTCAATTTTGTTTCAAACCCTTGCATACTGCTTTTGATCTCAGTCACTTTCTGGTCTGTGGTCTGAATTGCTTCTTTCGCTTCCTGAGCTTTCTTATCTACATTTGCAATGTCCTGTGCCAGTCCTGCAGCATCCGAAACGATTGATACCGTCTGAGTATCCAGGAGCTGCACTCCGGACGTATCATACAAGGAACACCGGATGATATTCACATCCGGAGACGATGGTACATATACCGTCAACAGTTCAGCTGATGAGGAGCCATACTTGATCTCATAGGTCTTTCCGGAGTCCTTTGATTCTTCAATCTGGAACTTTCCGGAATAGCTGCTCACGGATCCATTGTCATTCTTGTAAGCCGAGAACGTCACATTTGCCGGCTCAAGTGTTTTATCATCTTTCTGTTTCCGGATGATCTGCGTACTAACCCGAAGGTCATAACTTAGACCAATCTTGCCGTCTTTTGCCTTGGAGACCGAGAATCGTTTTGTGATCCAGGAGCCCATAGATTTTACAATCAACGCTTTACCACCGATCACAAGTCCCTTTTCGCCTACCAGCAACACCTTACCTTCCAGGCCGTATAACGCTGAGATATCAACATAGCCGCTGTCCGTAGACATTGCTGTCACCTGATATCTTCTCAGCTGTGGATTCCAAGTGCCAGTGATTCCATCTGATGCAGTTGCATGAATCTCATCGATATGATCAGATACGTCCGTATCGCCCAGGAACACTGAGAATACTGTATAACAGGAGCTGTAGTCTCCGCCGGATCCATCCGTGTAGGTGTGAACCACATGAGCATCATTGTTCAGAGATGCCGACATCGCATCCAGAGTTGATATTCCCGACAATGTTTCCAGTGCTTTCTTGGCTGCATCTGCCGCCGCTGACGCACTGTCTGATGCAGAACCTGCAGTTTGTTCAATTTCAGTGATGTTCTGTGTCATCTTCGTGTAAGCCTGATTTAGGCTCTGGCCAGAATCATCCAACCAGATACGGTTGCTCTTGATGACCTGTGTACTATCATTGATTGCTGTGAACAAGCTGTCTATATCCAATTTGGATGCGGCGATGTTGGCCGTGTCAGAAACCATCTCGTTCACGATCAGTCCATCTGCAATTGCTCCCGGTTGCACACCGGTGGAATCGATCAGAACTCCTTTTCCTGTTTCGTCAAAAAGCTCGAATGTGAAGTTCCCCTGTGCATCCCGGCCAGCCTGCATCCTTACAACTCCGTTATCATCTTTCCATTGCTGGGTTGCCCCGGATATCTGGATGCCGCCATCATCTGACATGATCTTGAATTTGTTGGTGCTGATCGTACCAGCCAGAAGATCTCCAATGGTAACGGACTGCATAACTGCTGTTCTTACCAAGGCAGTATCAATGACCGCATTATCAGATGTCAGGTGGATGTTCTGCAGATCACCGATACCAGCTGATCCCGAAAGAAGGTTCTTGATATTGGCATAGTTGGAAGCAAGGATATCAATCCGGCCGTTTGCTGCTGAGAAATTATTTACTGTGAGTTTCTGGAATTCACCGTATTCCCCATAAATCTCTTCAACTCGTTCTTTAGTAACTTCAAGATTCTTAATAGTCGCATAAGTGATGTTCGCCGTATCTACATCCAGCTTATTAATCAATGCCTTATCAATCACAACCAGCTGTGCATAATACCTGTCCATTTCCTTAGTAGTCGGACCTTTGTATCCAGATTCCTGTTCTACTTCAGACCGTCCAACAGCTTCCACCGATGTGATCAGACCGCCGTCAAACTCATGTGTCATAGTCATGACCGGTACTTTATAAGCTGTACCATTCAGATCAGAGACTGTCAGCACATCCCATGGGTCCACACGGGGATCACCCATGAATTTAATGCTTCCAGGCATGTATTCATAACCGCTTAATACTTTCCAAACATTATCCAGCATTTCCTGTGTCATGAACGGGTTTGAAAAACTTATTTCGCGGGTTCCGGAACCAACACTGACAGAAACATCGTTTCCATCAGAATCCTTTCCGATATAGCAGGTAATCTTCTCTATTTTCTCAGTCACATCATGATGCTCGAATGTGTCCCAGTACCGGCTTGTATCGACTGGATAATCACTGTCTATGTAAGTTTTAATCTCAATCTGTCCCTGCCGATTACAGATAGCAAAACCGCCATACATCTGTGAAATATATCCCAGTATTTCTCTGCAGGTATAGCTATCCGGACGCTGCATTGATATCGCAGTCAGTCCATCTGTAACAACTGTTACTCCTGTAATCCTCGATATCGCATTCAGCACAGTTACTGTATCTGTAGTCTCTGCAATGCCATCCGCCGAAAAAGCTCTCTCTGTCTTCATCATGCGGTCATACGCAGTGACTGTAATCTGACTTTCATCTGTCTTTGGCTTCTCTGCTGTGTAATAACCCATCGGAACATATTCAATAGATTCGCCAACCATCATTCCAATCTTGATTGTTATCTCTTTCCCTTCAATTCTCTTTGCGGGATTCGTCATCTTGATCTTTGCGTATCTGGATACTGCAGAGCCGATAGAGAAATCATCCTCACTGTTGGATCCGCCTTCGATCGTAATCTCTGATATACCATCTGTTATTGTGTTGCCATCAAAATATAGCAATGCATAAAATGTTCTGGAATCCTGCTGTATCAGGTTTCCAAATTCTTCTGATGTCTGATACATACAGGTACCTCCTCTACTTCAGCATAATGTCCAGTGCTTCCATATCTCTCACAGTAAGTGTACTGTATTTGTCAGAATCACATTTTTCGATATCAGAATATGTAAGCATGTTAAGATTGATATCAACTTCAATTTCTCGAAGTTCATCAAGCTCTTTTACAAACTCATCTTTCTTTCCTTCATGGAACTTTGGTTCGCCATGTTCGTCAAGTACAAGCTTTCCTTCCACATCTTTGAGCATGTACTGGCTTCGGAGTTCATCAAAAGTCTTGTTGTAGGCTTCTGCTGCTCCGGATACTGCCCTGATATTTTTATTGATTGCATAAGTTACTTTTACTGGAAATCTCTTATCTTTGAGAGCTCCGATTCCATTTAAAAAAACAACGATGTCCTTGTTCTTTACTTTCATTTCGTCCTCCTACTGCTGGACCAGATCTACGGCTACACCAGCATATGTTTTTACGCCTTTTACATAGCTGTAAACAGGATATGTTGGTGTACCTGCATAAAACCTTTTCTCTACTTTGTTATTTGTTCCAGGATCCCTGAACTCTACATTAATGAATGCAGGATCTATAGCTTTATCAATCAACGCAGTCTGTGCCCGGGTAAGCGGCGGCCACTGGCAAGACAATGTGTACTTTCTTGCGATCACATCGCCTTTCATATCACCATTGCTTACTCGCCCTGTATTTTTTGACCAGATCTTTTCTTTCTTATATGTCAGCCCATTCAATTTCAGAGTGGGCATCTTCACTCCGTCGATATAGATTTCATCATCTTCTGAATGCAAGAGCCCACCTCCTTAATCAAATACAGGTTTGCCAGTTGATTTCTGGTAATCCTGTCCTTCTATACGTATCACTCTAAACAACTTCTTCGAATCGCCTTCAAGATATACTTTCACTTCCGTCTTCTGGCCATCTCCTCCGCTGGAACTTTCCAGTGCATTTACCATAGCTTCATAAACACCAGCACGAATACCGGCAATAATCTGATTGTTGTTGGCAACTGCATTCTTTCTTCCCATTCGGCCGACCATCTCTGGGCCGTTTTCACGGGCAACGAACATTTCTCCTGTTTCTGGAAAACCGCCTTTTGCATACCAGTTCAAGCCAAATGATGGAGTTGAAAAACTTACTGGTCCGACTGTATGACTGTTCCAGGATACTGAAATATGCGGTAATGGAATATGAATAGATTTCAAGCCTGCTGCAAATCCTTCAATTGCCTGTGAGCCTTTGTCTTTCAGCCAATCCTTTGCATTTCCAAGCTTATCCTTCACTTTCTTCGGAATATTTCCAACCCATGTCAGAATATTTGGAAGGTTATCTTTCAGACCTTTAAATAATCCGGACATGATAAAACCACCCTGTTCTGACATAACTGTCGAAGGAGAGTGGATTCCAAATGCTTTCTTGAAGCCATTGATAAATGGTGTAAAAATATGTTCTTTGATCCATGATGCTATATTCTTCAAAGCATCCACGATTCCATTGAGAAGTCCGCTTATTGTGAATTTTCCGTCTTTGTAAGCAGTATCTTTCCACCACTGAACAACTTTCTTCCAGGCATCACCGATCAATCCCCAAAGGAATGCTGCAAAGCCGCCAAAAGCAGCTCCAATCGCCTCAGAAAGTCTGCTTACGACACCATTCCAGTCAATGTTGACCAGGAGCTCCTGCACCTTCTTACCGACCTGCTGCCAGTCCGTATTCTCAACTGCAGTGATAAATGCATCAAGAATACCTTTCACTACATTACTTACCGTCTGCCCCGCAGTGGCTGCATCAAAAGTCTTTACAGCTCCATTGATTCCATCTGAGATAGCCTGCCCCAAACTCGTCCAATGGAAGTTGGTTGCAAATGTATTAACAAACCCGAATGCCGTATTTAGTCCCTGAGAAATAGTACTTCCTACCAGTCCCCAGTCAGTTGCCTCTATGAAACCGTTTAGGAATGTCGCAATACTTTTCGCAATCCTGTTTGCAGTGCTCTTGATCTCATCCCACGGAATATTCTGCAGTGCAGCGTTCAGCTTTCGGCCAACAATTGCACCGATTTCAGTAAAATCAGCATTCTTCCAGGAATCCTTGATAAGTTTCGCAAGGTCTTTGAATTTACTGTTGACTGCGGTAGTCTCAAACATGTTGTCAACGCCGCCCAGAGCCCCTGTATCTGCCCCTCCGCTCGATCCAGTGTCTGAGGATGAGTTATCATCCATCTTATTTATCTGGTCAAAACCTAACAGTGTACGCTTGTACTTCTCAGCTTCTTTCTGAGCTTTGTTGGCATTACTTGCATTTTTCTTCAGTCCATTGGATGTGCCGTTTAGACTTGCTGCATAATCCTGATTTACTTTCTTTGCTCTGACAATCGTGGATTTTCCTGTAAGAGCGCCCATGAGCTGTCCTACAGCATTCACGGCCCGTATGGTCATCTGCAGGAACTGATTCAGAATCGGAGCTACTACATCAAGAATCGGAGCAAATGCTGTTGCAAGCGAATTCTTCAGCTGAGTCAGTGAAGACATCAGCATGGAAAGACTTGCATTTGTTGAGCTTGAATACTGTGCCAGATTCTGGAAACCTTCTTTTGCCCCGTTGATTGCTCCACGAATCACAAAGCTTGCAAACATGAATTTTGCAGTCATACCGATTGTTTTCAGTATTCCTACAAGACCTTTTCCGGATGTTCCAAGACCATTAAATGAAGATCTCGTTCTTTTTAGAATTGGAATCCCAGTAGCAAACTTCTGTATCAGCGCACCAAAAGCACCGGATGACTTCTGAATTGCACCGGAAGCCAAGGTTTTTATTCCACTTGCCACACCGGAAATCAATTTCTTTAAACCGCCCCAGCCTTTTGACCCGACATAAGCTACATTACTCAAAACCTTACCTAATACTGGTACTTGTTTAATAGCCTCTGTTGCTGCTTCTTTCACTTCACGTATACGTTCTGCTGTCTGTCTCATGACAGCCCCAGCCGTCTCAAAGCTATTTCCGTCAGAAAGTTTTCCAGTATACGGCCGTTCTGTATCCGTATTCCTAAACTGCATAGACTGTCTATATGCTTGATAACTTTCAAGCTGCTTTTCTGTTGCCTTGATTTGTCCTTTTACATTTGCTATTGCTTCACTTCTTTTTGCTCTTTCAGCTTCATTTCCGCTCCTGCTATTTGTAAGGTCACGCTTTTTCTGTTCTAAACGTTCCAATGCTTGAATAACGCGTTCGATGTCTTTTTCATTTTGTTCATACTCTTTCGTATGTACTTTTATACCCGCTGCAAGTTGAGCTTCTTTTACATATTGGCGTGTGTTCTGAATCATGGCAGAAAACGGAGCACCTGATTTTATATTCTGAAAGCTTTGTTTTATTGTGTCACTTATATTTTTCGGTATTTTAGGCAACTTTCCTGACATACTCTGCTTTATTTTTTCAATTTCTTTCTGGATTATCTCCGTACTTCGCTTCGTTGCTTGGCTAGTAGACTCCAGCTCTTTTTTTAAAGAACTCGCGTCACCTTCGATTTTGACCTGCATCTTATGAAGTGTATCACCCATGGTCTCACCTCCCTCCATTAAAAATCCACCGGATCATTATGCCTGTCTCTGGTGGTTGAATGCTTCGTTATATTCTCTTCGTCTCTCCATGTATTCCTGCCACTGTCGTTCTTCCTCATCCTTCTCATAGGCCTGCTGTTCTTCCTTAAACAGATCAGGATAGAAGTCCCACGGTTTCAGGAATGGTTTCTTACTGTCATCAAATAATAGTGCCACATTAGCAGCAATTGCTTCTGCCAGTACACAGTTATCTGAAATCCTGTTCTTTCGTTCTCTTTGCAGTCTTCTGTATGCGCTCTCAATCAAATCAACATTCTCAGCTATAGAGCAATTCCAGAATGTATCTATGGAGATTCCAACATCAAGAGCATTTTCATACAGTTCCTGGACAAAATCAGTCAGACGTTCCCGATTTCCTGCATCAGTGTCTCTGCCTGCTCTGCAGTAAAAAAACCGGACACCGCTAATGTTGGAAGAACAACTTTGGTATAAAGATCTGACTGATTTCCCCCTTCTTCGTCAGCCCAAATATCATATACATTCTGAACCTTCATGTAACTCATTCCATGCTGCCATGGTTCCATGGCTGCCTGAATGATTGTCAACATAACCGATAACGGCGGGATGTCATCAAGCATATTCATGATATTTCGATGGTATTTTGCTTCTAATTTATCAACAGTAGAGGATTTCAGTTTCAGTTGATAAGTACGTCCATTTACCGTCCAAAAATGAAACGGTCTTCTCTTTTCTTTCTTTTCTTCCAGAGATACCACTGTATCTTCTGTATTTTTTGTTGCATCATCTAAACCACCAAGACTTTCCATGTTTTACCTCCTTTTATGCCGGGTCAGTCTGTTTAATTTCAGACTGTACTGCCATCGTTACTTCACACTCAATAACACCATTTACTCCACCACCGGTTCGTTTTACAGCAAACTGAGCGGTAAATTCCGTAACTGTACCATCTTTTGTCTTCTCCTGAAAATCCCAGACTTCTTTTTTAGCAGCCGCATCTCTCATGACTCTGTATGGACTGTCAGCCTTGGTATTATCGTATTTGAACTTATATACCATATCCGGAAGATCGCCAATGCCCTGTTCATAGATTTTATGAGGATCTGTCAGGCAAGTGTTATCTTCTTTATCGATTTCTGTTCCTACTTCTGGAATTTCTTTTAATCCCGGAAGATCTGTGTAGGCTGCAGAATTGCTTGTACCGTCTGTGTGTTTTCTATAGCCTAATGTTGTTCCATTTGCTAACATGCTTTTTCTCCTTTCTAGGTCCAATAGACCTCATCAGAATCCATGTCAATGATTCCTTCATAACGCATCTGCTTATGTTTCATTCCTGATGGATCCGAAACATCCTGACATTCAGTTCTCTTCAATCCGGTAACTTTCATTGCCTTATCGACTGCAAGAGTTGTCGCAGATGTGCTGTCACGATTCCAGATATCAATCCTGTATCGCACATAAGATTTCTCTTCTCTTATGCCTTCGCTGTCAGAACTCCACTCATATACATTGTTTTGTTCTTCTGTGTACTGGATCGTAGAATCATCCGCCCATGTTCGCGGATAAGAATCAGAAACATTCTCTGTAACACTACATAATGCGTTATATACCTGTTCTTTTATATTTTTCATTCGAGTACCTTTCCTATCTCAGCCCGGAAGCTTGCTGTCATATCACTTAAGATCTTATCCTCATTGTCATGCAATGCTGGATACATGAAGGGATGTGCCGGCTGTCCTGTACACTGGTAGAAGCGTCCTTCTGGAGTATCGATATAAAACCATCTGTACTTCTCAGCTACTCTACGGTCAACCTGACTCTCATGAATCCACCATGGTGACTGCGTATAGACCGGTGCGACATCCGGAGAAATGCCTGCGTGATCTGCCTGACCTTTCGGACCAGTACCAAACTCCACATACGGAGCATAGGCTTTGTTGGTCCAGCAGATTCCCTCTGTCCGATTACTATCTCCCGTAACCTCAGCGTAGATGCTCTGCCTCAATTCTCCAGTATCAACACCGCAGTTATTCACTGCTGCTGATTTCACTGTCTGGATTGCCTGTGCAACAGCACGTTTCATATCGATTTCTGCCAGCTGTTTCAGCTTTTTATCGAGTTCATCTGCATCACTCACAACTTCTCCACCTCCAGAGTAAGCATTCTATACGGCTTAATGGAAATGATCTTATAATCCGATTCCCTGTCGCTTCCAACAAAAAGACAGATTCCATCAGATTCCTGAATATCTGTTCCGTTGTCAAGAATATAATGCAACCTGCCCTTTTCATCCGGCTTTATCTCATATTTTCCGGATATCCGCAGATTTCTGATATAATTCAAGCGCTGTCCATATTGCTGAGCTTGTACTTTACCAGATGCCGGCCAGGATTCTCCATAGATCAAAGAAGCAGTACCATATCTTTCTCTGGTACTGCCCTCTGAATCTTTTTCTACGATCCTTTTCCTGTGGTAAAAGGTTTCAACCCTGTTTCTCCGGAGTTTCATAGGTCTTCCCTCCAATCCTCGCAAGCCGATATCTGTTCATGGTATCGTAGATCTGCTTTGGAGCATCATCAAAAGTATAACTTTCTCCGCCCTCGCTTCTGCCTTTTTCACCTTCAGTACCCATCCGATTCAGTGCGATCACCGCAAGATCTCTGACCGCTTTTTCCAATCCAGTAACAATATGCGTGCGATTTGTATAGGATAAAACGAAAGCCTCCGCATCCTCTAAAAGAAGCTGCAGAAGCTCTTCATCTTTCTCACCAGTGATCTTTTTCAGCTTTTCCAGCTCTGTCATCTGATCACTTCCTTATCAGCCATTGGTAATCAGACGTGCCATCGGAATAGCCTTTGGATCAAATTCAATATTCCAGTTTGCAGTCGCGAACAGCTGCTCATCTGTCGGGGATTCAGTCCAGTTTGATTTTGGTTTTGTAAAACTGAATCCATTCGGATGGATAGTTTCTCTCATTCTGGTGATAAGTTCATCCTGACCGCCATTCTTTTTCGCATCACGATTTGTTTCAACCGGAATATCTACGCGGCCTTTTGCAGTACGAATGACACCCTGTCCAAACAGGTATGTTGTATACTTTTTCAGATCTTTGTTGGCTTCAGAACCGCCAACAGTAACACACGGTACACCATCATCAACAATAACTGTGTATCCGTTTGCAGATGCTATATTCATTGGACGCTGAATGCCATTTGGATCTGTATACTTCCAAAATTCCAGAAGCTGTTTATTTTCCAGTGTTTTTGCTACATCAGAATGCATGATTGCAAGGCCAAACTGATCTTTATGATCACCGCAAGCCATTGTCGCAAGATCATTGAGGTCCGTCTCTGCAATGTTTCTTGCATTAGCAGATGCGGAACACAGATCAAGAGTATGATTCTCGTTCCATTTCTTTGCATTGCCTGATGCTCCAGTAATACCGAATACAGCGTCAGTGATACCAATCAGACGTTTCTGACGTCTCTTCTGCCAGTATCTGGCAATTGTGGCTACGATATGTCCCATCGGATCAGCACCAGAAAGTTCTGCGGTAAAGTTACGAGCAAAGAATCCTTTGCTTCTACCATATACAATACCGCTCTGGGAACCACCAGCTACTTCTTCCACTGTGATGTCAGTCTGACCATCATAATTCTGATCTTCTCCATCAAGAGTGTTATAAAACGGAATGGTGTAAAAGTTTCCGCTGTTTGCGATTCTTTCCGCAATAACCGGGTCTTCTACAACAGCACCAGATTCGATCATTGCTGTAAGATATGGATCCGGTGCTTCATTCCACATCTGCATAAATAATTCTTCATCAAATGGAATTCCAAAAATTGTTCCTGCCATTTATTTTTCTCTCCTTTTTCATTTGCCGGATAACTGCTTATACAGATCCGGATTTTCTGTTTTCAGTTTCAATCTTTCTGCATATCCCATCTTGGAATACATTTCTTTTGTGACACCTTCCTGTCCCGAAGCCTTCTTTGGCGGCTTTCCACCTTTCAACTTCTCTTCCACAGCTGTCTCAACAGCTTTCTGGAAGGTTGCTTTTACGGTCTCCATAGACTTTTTGCAAGCGTCGGCATCTGTATAATTCAGAATCTCCGCAAGTTCCTGCGGAAGGCCATCACCAGCAAGTGTGTTTCTTGCCTCTGCCATCAGTTCTTTGCGAGTAATAGCAGCTTCTCTTTCAGAAAGTTCTTTTTCTTTCTTCTGCTGCATGTACTGTGCTTTCTCTTCTTTTGTCATCTTTGCCAGCTTCTCAGCCTCAGAAAGCTTATCATCCGTCAGTGCCTGCCATTTCTCCTGAGCATTTGTCACTGCCGTATTGACTGCCTTCTGGACTCGTCTGTCAAATTCTGCCTGATTACCACCGGTTTTCAGGAAATCATCGAAGGACAGAGGTTCATTCCCATCTGAAACGCCTGCTCCACCGGCTCCGCCGCCATTACCGCCTTCATCGCCGGTCCCAGCACCGTCTCCGCCTTCTGCAAATAACTGCAGGTTCATTGGAACTTTACACATTGCTTTGAATACTTTATTTCTCATTTCTTATCCTTTCCGCCCAGCCTATTCACTACTGTGCCCGGGCCATTCGTCTCAGATTCTGTAGTTTTGTGTCATTTCGGACACAAAAAATAAGACGCTTCACCCCGCGCCTCATAGGGAGATAAACGGATCACCTTATCCTTTCTCCTTACCTGCTGACTTTTCTGTTTCTTTTGTGATCTCAGCAACACCTTCATGAATCAGATGTTCAGCTCTTTCATCATCAACATCCAGAATCTCGCCAACTTCAACGATTTTCTTTAATTTGACATCGCTGTAGCGTTTAATACACTTTACCTTCATTGTTCTCACCTCCCCTCAATCACTGTATGTTGCTTTTAATCCAAACTCTGGAAGGAAATTAATCTCGTAATGATATTTGTCTACAGCTGATCCGGAAATATCTTCGACCACATACATGGTGTAGTCATTCAGATACACATAATCTTTCTGATATTTGTTATCCGCTGTCTCAATGATCACTTCCAGCTCATTATCAGAATTGTTCTTCAATGCAAATGTTCCAGTCAGTTCCAGAAGAATGGTATCTGTCCTTGCATTCAGAACCGTAAGCTTCCTGGTCACATTGAAGTTATCTGCTTCTTTGGAAATGTTGTAGCTCACCTGATCTGCTTCAGCACATCCTGTGGCTGTAATACAGATCAGAAGCATCAATGCAATTACTGCTGCAATTTTCTTTTTCATGCTCTTAGCCCTCCGTAAATTTCCAATCTTCTGCGAGCATGTCTGCCTGAGAAGCAAGCCAGCCCATCTGTACACCTGAACTTCCAACAAAAGCAATCGCCATATTTCCAATGGCATCATGCTCACAATTTATAATTTCTCCTGTAGGCGCTTTGTATGAAATTCCGCTTGCAAGCTGAATGTACTGTTTCTTGCCATTCCAGCCCTTTCGTGCTACTTTCATTCCTCTTTTCAGATACTTAATTGCTTCTCCAAAGGAAAACGTTGCTTCACCGCCAAGCTGAGGACAGTTTACTTCATCTGCCAGAATCCACTCATCAGAAAGGATATTCTGAAGTGTATATACAACGCTCTGTGTTTCTCGAATATCCATTTCCTGTCCGCCTTTTGTGTGTATGATGATTGTTTCTTTCTCTGGACTCCAATACCAATATCCTCCCCAGGATGGTAATTTTGCTTTACTTCCAGATCTCATTGCTTTTAACGCTTCTTCAAATTTCATGTTTTATATCCTCTCTTTCTTAAAAATGGGTATAAAAATACCACCGGCCTTTTCTGACTGGTGGTATCTCACATTTTATGCAATTTTATTTTCGAGATCAATATCAAGCCCAAATTCTTTTAAGTCCTGATCCCTGATATCCAACTCCGTTTTCAGAATATCGAGCATTTCATAATACGCAACTTTCCGTCCAGCACAGTACGCATCATCCTTGTTTTCCTTACTTTCTTCAACAGCTTCATTTGCATTTTCCAGCAATCGGGCTATCATATATTTAATTCCATCTCTTGTTAATGCATCAGCCATTGTAATCACCTCTTTCTTTCAGCTCGTCTATCCGATCCTGTATTGCCTGATTAAAATTTCGAATTTCTTTTTTCCAGTGACGCTTCAAGCCTTCCTGTTCGCATGTCATTTTATCGTCCCAATCAGAACAATGTGCTTTTGGATTTTCTAAATATTCTTCATGTTCTTTTATTCGCTTTTCGTACTTCCGTATCGCTCGTTTCAGCGAACCGGACTCTTGATTTTTAATATCGCTTTCAGCAAATAATTGCAGATTCATCTTTAGTTTATCCTTGTTTTTCTTTATTATACCAGAATCAATAGTTTTTGCAATGGATTTAGCGCCTACTCTGTCCTTTGTATTTCCCTTGACATATTTCTGATACCATTCATCATATGTCATGTTTGCAGGAACTTTCCCAGTACGTCCAGTTTCCGGATTATAAGCCGCTCTTGTCATCCTGGACAACGTCTCATCATCGATGTCACTGATCGTGGTAGACCTACACCACGGGTGCATCGGTGGATAGTTCTTTCCGGCTTGTCTTTCTGACACCAGGAACACCTCTCCGTCAAGCTCTCGACATATCTTACTGGTACGCAAATCCAAAGTTGCCATATATCTGTATTTCTTTATACCACATTCCTTATATGCCTGAGCGGTAAGCTCACTTGCAAAGAAACAACTTTCTGTTCTGATCAATCTGCGTGCAGCTATTGCCCCTCCGCCAAATTTCTCAGTGATCACTGCAGCGGTCTCCCTGTCTGTCCTACCAGTCAAAAGGCTAACAAGTAATTCATCTTTGATCGTTTTTGCAAGATCATCCGTATTCTTCCAGATACGCTTCGAGTAATGTTTTCCTGACCAGTTCATCCGAAGTACTCGCTCAATCTGTTTCTGATCAACATGAGAAAAACTAAAGCCTAATCCAGTCTTGCGCTGCGTATTGTATATCGTCCTGTAATAAGCATTCTCAGCAAGCTGTTCAAAAAAGCTTGTATCAAACCGCTGTTCCTGTTGATATACATTCTGCATGACTGTATCGACCTGTTGCAGGAGTCTCTGCAGTCTTTCGATTCTGGCTCTGTATGCCGGTGCTTCCAACTCCTTTAGAAGTTCCTGTTTATTCTTTCCAGAGTCCTTATTCTTAATCTCAAGAAGCAGCTTCTGAATGGAATCTTTATCCTGAAAGCTATTCAGGAATCTCCAAGCCTCAGCTTTTGACAATTTGTGTTTTGTCATGTACTTCTCAAATATATCCTGAGCTGAAAACACAATCTGAGCGGATGCAGACCTATATATTCTGGCTACAAGATCTGCATTGTCTTCTGCATCAGCCATACGTTCATACATGTCCCAGGCAGCTCTTTTTTCCCAGTAATCACTCATCTACTTTTTTCTCTTCTGTTTTCTTCTGTGATGAATTATCCGGATTATTATCTTCCGGCGGATCATTTCCTTGCATGCCAAACATCTCCTGCTGCTGTTTCAGGCTCTCTTCGGATTCTTTCTTCACTGCAGCCAATTCCTCGTCAACATCCTCAACAAATGGAATCTGAGCAAGCAACGTCTTCTGACTCACAATACCTTTGAGGTTAGATACCATCTGAGATATCTCCAGAAGATTCTTTGGAAGAGCTCTGGTGAAAGTCATTGTAATTCCTTCCGGATTCACAGTTTTTTCTTTCTTTGCAAGAAAATTACAGAATATGCGAATTCTTTTTCTCAATCCTTTGCGGTAATATCTGGTCTTGATCTTCGTGATATTCTCCATGCCAAGAAGCTTAAATTCCATAGCCACACCAGATACATTGCCTCCAAAGCTTTCATCTGTCATACATGGAATATGTGAAAACTTGTGAATGTCCTGCTCAACTGCTTTCTTTAGGATTTCTACACCAGCTTCATCAAATGTCCTTGTCAAATACTCTGCTTTGGTGCCATCCGGCATCTCCAACAGCTTTCTCTTCTTAAGGTGCTTCATGGCAGCTTCTGCACCATCCTTTTGTTCGCCGTCTTCCTCTATCTCATCATCTATAAGCAATGTTCCATAGATGGCAAGAATCGAATCAATGAACTGTTCTTTGTCCGTGATACGGTCACTCATCAACGCGTTATATGCATCGATCAGCGGAATCTGCAGTTCAAAGTCACCGATTGCAAGTTTGTTGTTCAGATATTCTATAATAGGGATTTCTCCCAGATAATGAGGAACAGGCTCTTCTGTGGTTTCCTGACTGCCATCAGTATTCAGGATACTTAACTCAAATTTATAATTCTGAGTCAATATCGTAGCCATGTACTGAGTCGTTTTTGTTCCGGAATCATCTTTTTTGGCATAATAATAAACAGCAAAGAGTTCATTTTCCTCAATGCTGTCATCTCTAACCATAAAGGTGTTCTCTGCAGAAATATTCTTATCACACAGGTATGCTTCATTTTCTTTCACATAGATGTACTCATATGCAAGACCATATATCGAAAGATCCAAGCCATTGTCACCATCTACTTCATCAGCTCCGGCAACCTCTAAAGCTTTTGTCAGTTCTGTGATATCATTCTCTGATTTATAGGACACTGGATTACCAATGAAATAGCTGCTGGCTGTATCCGAGATATCCTTTGCATGGTTACATACCAGCTTATTTTCTCGGTTCTCATCGTCCAAGATCTTATGTTTGCCCCGGTAATAGTTCATATTCTTTTTCAAACGACCAACAAGACCGATGTGCTTACCGATTAACTTTCTGATCATCTGCTTATCAGGTCTGAGTTCGTCAAACTCATCCCTTGGAATCGTAAACGTATACATCTCTCTCACCTCCTGACTTCTCTAAATCTTGCCATCTTATGACCTAAGATTGTACTTACAAAATACCTTACAGCATCCATGCTATGATCATGCTGTTTTACCGGCTTATCCTCACCATGTTCCATTGCTTTTTCATCCCAGATATAAGAAGCAAATTCTTTTATCGTTTCGGTACAAGTCGAAGAAAATACCAACATTTCCAGATTCAGCAACATTCCAACCAATCGGATACCATCCAAAACATCATTGTTTGCTTTTAATACTTTGATTCCTCGCTTGCGTAATTCTGCAATAAAAGAAGCGGCCGATGGATCCACAATCATTGCTCTGATCTTCGTACCATCCAGCCACTCTATCAAGTCGTCTGCATATTCTGAATCTGTCTTCTGTTTTCCTTTATCCCTTCCGGAATAGTAATACTCTTTGGTACAGTACCATTTACCATCTTTTCCTTTGTTCCAGAGTAAAAACACTGTAGCGTTCTGCGTACCATAGTCACAGGATACATATCTATTTCCATTTATGAGTATCTGAAAGAAATCTTTAATATCTCGAACATGCCTGGCATCATCGAACATATCATAGATAATCCCCTCAGCGGCCGCCCATAATCCCATGATGTAACGTTTAAAGAACACTCCTACGTACATACTTCGGTATCTGGCCTTGATCTCCTCATCCAGAGACAGATTGTCATCCATTGTGAAATGCAGATACAGAATGTTCTTCTCTGCACATTTATCTATCCAATTAACCTTGAACCAATGATATGGTCCATCAGGGTTGCAGTTAAACCAGAATTTAGAACCTTTTACAGAGCATCGTCCAGTAGCCTGGTTAACAAACGACTCTGGCATCAGTGCAACTTCATCGAAAAACACACCGGCAAGAGTAATACCCTGGATAAGGTCCTGTGATCTCTCATCCTTGCCGCCAAAGATGTAGAAGTAGTTTTCCTTTCCATCTTTTCGGATTGTTAACAGGTTATCAGCTCTGTGATCAGTTACGGAATACCCTCTGGAACGGAGCATCAGTTTTAGCCAGAACAGAACATTTCGTCTGAAGGAACCGATGGTCTTTCCACACATTGCAAAGTTGTTGCCAGGAAACGAATTCATAGCCCACATTACAAATGACAGTGACATGCTGATTGTCTTTCCTGATCGGATAGCTCCATCAGCTATGATTCCATCTTTACTGTGTACCGGTGATTCTTTGCACCACCATGTCAGCACCTGTTTCTGTTTCTTTGAGAATGGAGAAAAATGAAACATCTGACCAGTCTGTCTGTTCCCCCTGTTAACCTTCATCTTCTGCAGTTTCTCTTTCAGGGTTTTGATCTTGTCATTCATTCTCATCACCCCAAACCTCCGCTGCAGTCGCATTTATCGCATCCAGGAATCCATCATCTGTGGTATTCTCATCAACGTTATCCTGTTTCAGCATTGCAAATTCAAGCTGCATAGTTGCAAGTTCCAGTTTCGCATCATCATATCCGAATTTATGAAGCGTCTCAATTGCTTTCTGCTTTCTTGCCTGTACTCTGGTAAGAGCATCCTCTATGGACTGAATCTGTCCAAGAATCCCTTCATACTTTTTCAATTCAGTAAGTTTGCCCTTTTCTATGCCGGAACTATACTCTGTTACCGACATTCCCGGAGGAACCGTTTCACTATCAGAATTTGACGTAGGATCTTGTCTTTCTAACATCCTCAACTGATCAATCCGTTTCAACATTCGTCTTTCACGGACTGTCAGAAGCTGTATCTCTTGTAAAAGTAGCTGTTCCTTATCCGGCTGTACTGTCTGAATCAGCTTCTGTTCATCTACATCCAAGGTATCAAAAAAGAGAGCTTCAAACTCTCCTGTCTTAACTGCATTCTTATTTCCCGGTGGTCCTGTACCGCCGTGTCCCTTGGCATTTTTATTACCAGGCTGACCACCTTTTTTTCTTGCAACGTTGCATTTCTCCTTTTGCAACGTTGCATTATTCCATTTATATCTATTCTTCCAGCTTCGAACTGTTCCTTCCGGAACACCAAGCTTTTCAGAAATCTCAATCAATTTCATCCCAGAATCAAATAGTTTTCTGGCTTCTTCTGCTCTCTGATCTGGTGCTCTTGCCAAGCCTCACCACCTCTCATTCGTTTCGTTTTTGAGTATAGAAAAAGCAGCTCCGAAAAGCTGCCCATGTCGGTATAATCATTTTCCTACATCCTATTGTTCTACTTTAGTCAAATGATTTCCCTAAATCACATTTAATTGGTGTTAACATGTCTTCTGGAAAATCCCATATATCATCTAGTTCATGAATATAATTTTCCACCAGGTAATACAATAGTAAAATTACTGGTTGTTTAAACAGAAGATTTTCATTTTGTCTTTCAATATCCTTTAAAATAAAATTATTATCTTCTATAAACTTTATTACCTGTTTTCCTGTTATTTTATACTTTTTAATCAATATAGAAATATTATCGTATACAGCTCGATTCAGTTTGTCGCTTTGCAAACTAAGAAGAGAGTATTTTTTTAACAATTCACTCATAATTGTTTCATAATTTACATTATCCTCTTCAACTTTTTCATATATCATTTTGAATAACTCGTCACTTTCTTCATTAAAAGCGGCTGTTCGAGCTAAATACCTTGATATTTCAGCATTATCGCGCTTTTCTTTTTTATAAAATAAATCATGAGATATTTCAGCATATGCATGTTGTTCTAGCGTTCTAATTTGGATTTCGCATGGTGTCCCCTTAGGAATTTCATATTTATCAATCTTACGCTTCTCTGTATTTCGAACAACATAATGAATTGACTCATAAGAAAAAACTTCAGGATGATTCTCTCTACTTAAATGAAAATCCGAGTCTTTCGACTCGCTCCAAAGGGAACATTCTTCTACGATCTTACAGATAAGTTCCAATTGTCCACTGTGCATTACAACAAACCTTATTCCAACTTTATCTGTTATTTCATTATAAGGATCTTTATAGTTTTTATTTCTATAAAATGCTTTTTCAACTAAAGATTCTATATCTTTCGTTCGTACAGAAATTGGTATTTTTAAAATTCTGTCTAAATTAATATATTTCTCTTTAATTTTTTTGCGAATATAATCAGCAACAAAGTTTCCCCAGCTTTCATACATTTCACGTTCTTTCTTATACAAATCGACAAATTCTTTTTGCGATACATCACCTTTCATTTAACATCATTCCTTTAATTGTGATCAGTGTTTCGCCCGATTTCGCATCTCTTTTTATATCAACGTCTTCTGAAAATAAATCCGATGGAATTTGTAATTTTACAAAATTTCCAAAACATAATTTTCTGTATTTTAAAGCATTACCCAACATTTTCACGTCTTTATGAATGCTATTCGTATCTATTTGCTTTTCTTCTAAAAAACGAACGTAATTGTCCTTAACTGTAGCCGAAAAATATTTTTTTGCAAACTCGCCAGCATTGATAATCATTCGATCTGGATCATTAATATAATCCAATAACTCTGTTGTTAATTCTATTTTTTCAACATCATTTAATTCTTTTATAGAATTAATAAAATTTTTGGTTTCATGAAAAAAAGCGGACGTTTGCTTTTTACTATCATTTCGAAAATTCAGGCCTAAAAAATCGTGATAAAAATATTTTGCTTTTGCTTTGGATATAGAATCATCTGTATTACTATCAAACAAATAAGTTTCAACCACATTTTTAGGAATATTGTCATTGCTATCAACAGTTTTTATAAACATTCCTAATTTTTGAAATTTTTCATTTTTTGTCATAAATAAGTTAGCAATATAGTCTAAACCTATTTTTTCTGCTTCCTGAGTTATTAAAAATCCATCCTGACTTTCAGCTTTTATTATACAAAAAAAGTCACGGTTATCTTTTCGAACAGTCCCCTCTACACAAAGTAATAATGCATCTGGATAGCGTCTGCTATCCTGTATTTTAACAAGATTATTTGTTATTTCTTTAGACGCATCTATAAATTTATTCTCTTCTCTACTTTTACACTTCCAATATTTTACAACATGACTATATGTGCTTTCTTCTCCATCATCTTCGATTTCCATTCGAATAGAATGTGATTCCTGCCCTAACAATTTTATGATTCTTTCTTTCATTTTTGTGTTAAAATCATCTGAAAGAGTAACACATTCAGAACTAAAAAAAGGATTTCTAACCTTATTATCTGTATCACGTCTAAAAACTTGATGAACAATAACTCGTTTTATAATCATGTTTCTAAAAGCATCTTGAGCCATACACTATTCCCCCATAAGATATAATCTGTTTTTATCATACTCCACAATCTGACATTTTTCAACAAATAGTGTTTCTGATATATATCTTATGAGGTATCTGCATTATAGAACATTTGTTTGTAAATGTCCATATCGGAAAACTGTACAAAAAGAACCCCGTAATTTCTACGAGGTTCTTTTGAAAATTATATTCTTGGGGTAGAATATCTTTTCTCCAATGGAGAAGTCGGAACAGATGGATTCGGACCACCGACACGCTGGATATAAGCCAGCTGCTCTACCACTGAGCTATGTTCCGGGATGTCCTGATCTGAGCACCACCAGAGACCAGGACGGGGGATTCATCATATCTTATATGCGGAAGATACGTATGAGAAAAGAAAACTGAACGTCTTGGCTATTTCCAATTCGTTCATGATATACTATAACATCTTTGAAGCGGACATATCGGACAAAACGGACAAACTTTAATTTTTTTCAAAAAATCTTTTAAATTCTTTTCTTACACTTTCCTCTGTAGTCTTCCGTCCCATCCGATCTGCTACCTGCTGCCAGGTCATTTTCTCAAAGATCTTGTACTTTATGATCCTCTGCATCCGGAACGGGATTGATATCATCCAGACTTCTACCTGCAGTTTCAGTTCTTCCGCTTTCTCTTTCTTCTTTCTCAGGATCTCTTTCTTTGCCCTAAGCCTGCTGTCATCTGCATAAGAATATATCGTTCCCTGCACTTTGAAGTGTTGTGGATTATAGGGAAATTCTGGATTGCTTCCAGATACTGTCTCATTTGCAGTGATACTCTTTTTGTCTTCCAGCTTCCGAATCTCTGCCTCTGTCTCTCTGATCACCTCACATGCATCTATGTATTCTTCCAGAATTCTCTTATCCACGATGTCAGCCTCCCCGTTTCCATTTCTTCTTTGTCTTCCTGTCTCTGATCTCGGTTATTTCCAGTCCCATGCGATATGCCATTGCCCGAAGGATGCAATAATCTCTGTATATCTGTTCTGGCATGTGTCCTTCACCTCTAATAGCTTCACCAGCTGTTGGATCCGGATATCCTTCATAATTTCTGTATGCCATAGCTATTCACCTTCATCCTTTATGCATATATCCCAATATTCACAGATCAGACAGCAATGTCTGCACTGTTTCTTTCTAGCTCTGAATATCCAATGTATTAATCTCTTCATTATTCCGTCTCCTTATAGCACTTCGGAAGTGGCATCCAGGCAATTGGTTTCCAGTGTTCACTTAATCTACTTGAAGTTAATTCTGCACAGAATTCCTTTTCATGTGTGTAGAACAGCTGCTTCCCCTCTTTCATATAATTCGTGAAAGCCTTGCAGACTTCTCTTTGTCCAAATTTATTCTCCACTGTAAGTAACACTGGATAACCACAACCGTTCGGCATATCGCTGACTGGAATCCAGCAAGTAGATTTTAAATGCTTAATAGCTCTCTCCTGTTCCTCTTTCGATTTGCAATGTATTGCAATGTCATAAGTATCATCGTATGCACCAAATGTACCATCTTCATGCTGCACAAGTGTCATTCCATCGCTCATGCTTTTCTCCTCCTTTTTCGTCCATTTACGTTCTTAACATACTTCGAGCATCCATCTTCTGGCTGGCCCTTGTTTCGGGAATGACCGGTGATAGATAAGTAATTGCATCTGTCCATGTCTGTCTTCTTTCCTGTGCCATATATACAGGTACTGCACAGTTTGGTATCAAATTTCTTTGGTGATGCTTTTCTGTACTTTCCAAGCTTGTTCTTACTGATCCAGCTCCCAACAGTGCCGGTGCAAACGCCGAAGTACCTCGCTATCTGCTCCGTAGTCCATCCGTTCTGAAGCTGTTTGATCAGAGCTTTTTCGTCATAGTTACTTGGTCTGGTCTTTTGAACCTGAAGACCATATTTTTTGAGTTTGTTAAATATGGTCGACTGGGTAGTACCAAGAGTTATCGCTATACGGTTCTGCGAATAACCTTTTCGTATGTATTCTTCCAGAACTTCTTTTGTGATATCTGGTCTAAGATCTGTTCTCCCCATATCAGTGTCCTCTCAGGAAATTACGCATCATGGATTCTCTCCAATCGGGTTTATGATCAGTACACTGATCATCGTCCTCTACCAGGATTCCTTTTCTGTCGCAGAATCCATCCTCATTATCAACGCAGGTTTTACATGTTTTATCTTCCATCCTGTTCCTCCATCATCACAAATAACTTTTTCCAAAAATTTCTATAAACTGCTGCCGGCTGTGTGTCTTCTCGTACTCTTGCTGCCCAATCCGGTGCATCAGTCTCATGGTGTCAGGGCATCTATGTACTGCCAGAGTTCCCATCGTATGATGATCCAGGCAAAGCCAGACCTTTAGCCCGGTTTCTTCGGAATGCATCCGGTTGGGACCTCCAAATATATGATGCTCATCCAAGAGCAGATGTTTCTTATGGTTTCCATCCAGGAGCATGCAGAGATAACATGTCCCATTTTTCTCATGCAGGATGCTCCTGGGATGTTTCATTCTTTTCTTTCGTTTCTTCTGTGTTTTCGGAAACATCAATCCTTCCTGATCCATGTTTCACTCCTTTCTGGAGAGAGGATTATACAGTTCCTCTCTCCTGTGTGTGATATATGTGATTTTAGATAGCACCCGTTACTTTAATTGCCAAAATGCAATATCCATCTTCCAGACCGGTATAATCTTCAAGTATGTATGTGATCTCTGTCTGGATGTTCCTGCCTGTATGCCTGCCTTCTTTGAATTCCATAAGGTCCAGGCTGTCTCCTACGTGAAAATTGTCATTCTTGCAGAACCAGAAAGACATCTTTCCAGAAAGAACATCATCGTAATATGATGCCGCCATCCTGAGCTGCTTCGTCTTCTTTGGCTCATCTGATGGAAGATGTTCCATTTTCTCCTGGTCTTCCTGCTCCTGAAGTTTCTTCTTTGTTTCTCGGTCAATCCTTGCCTGCTGCTCGTTATATTTCTGTTCCTCAGTTTTTTGCGCCGGCGCAATTTCCGGTTTTGGCATATATTCCGGATGGTTCTTAATATTGTCCTGTCCCGGAATCTGATCTGGATCTACAATATTCTCATCTGTTTTGATTTCGCAATCTTCAAAAGTCTCGTTTTCAGTCTCCTCAGATTGCGATTTTTCTGGAGTTCCAAAATAGTGTTCCCAGGTATGCTCTGCCATGTCATCAAAAAGCATTTTCGTATACTCTGTAAATTCCTGATAGCTCATCTTTCTCGGATCATCACCAAATATTTTGACCATGATTCCTGCTTCCAGGCTGTAAAACATCAGAAATACTGTTCCTTTCCGGTAACTCCTGCTGCCGGATGGTGCAATCCTCTCTGCAAGATCTTTTATCTCCAGTCCATAAAATGCATTCAGGATATCTTTGTTATCGTGCCAGAATTCAAAGATCGTAGCTCTGAGCTTCTCCTCTGCTGTCCTTGCCGATTTCCAGTCCAGAAGATTATCTGGATTAGAATCATTCTCCGCATTGAAACTCTTCAATTCCCTGATGTCTTCTCTATGCGCTTCCGGCCGGATCATCTCATGGTCTTCTTCCGGAATCTGTAGCATCTCTTCAAGCTGTAACCGATTATAGTCCTTATACTCATCCCTCAGCTCCGGAGTATCACCCGGCACAGAATATTTCTCATACACGCGGATGAAACGACTGGTACCAGTCGCGCTCATTCCATATTCTGCTTTGGCAAATTCTGCAATCGTTTTATATCCGTCATTCTTATAGGCTCCTGACTTGTCAATACGGCTCAGCTGCCATCCGATCCGTACAAAGCTCTTTACGATTGTTCCAAGATTCTCTTTGATATCGTTCTTACTCTGGATGTAATCATCCATACTCAACTGCAGGTATTCCATTTTGTTCTCCTTTCCTCTCAGGCTGTCCTTGCCAGCTGCTTCTGTTTATTTCTTAACTGTTCCAGATACTGATCCAGCCACTTCTGCATATTCTTTTCATCCGGTTTTCTGTCCCTTGCTCCATACCATTGCATGATATGTGCTTTTCCACTGCTTATTTCCACCGTGATATAAGGTTCTTCCTCTTTATCCTTAAAACGAAGCATCAGGATGTATGACCTTCCATCATTGTGTTTGTTTAAATAACTGTCACCTCCAACGCAATGATGCAAGAGCCGCCCTTCCTCCACGATCTCTTTTGCTGACCGTGCCGGTCGGATCATGTAAGTATCATCTTCATAAAAGTAAATATTTCTGAGTTTTCTATAATTCAAACGTATATCGGAATACTTCTGTTCAACCTCTCGTATCCTTTCATCCATTTTTTCTTTATTGGATTCCTGTACCATCTTGTCATGTGCCGCTCTTAAGTCCCTTGGCTGCTGATATACGGTATTGTTCATGTCATATCCAAGTGCCAGTCTCATGCCAATGTAATCCATATAGGTGTTCGCTGTGTTCCTTATTACCTGTTCGGCACTGCTGCATGCTGTACCAAACCGGCATCCGGAATATCTTTCAATGCGGTTTAACAGTTTCTGAAGGCTCATATATTTCGTTGCAGTTTCGATCTGTCCATAACTCAGCTGTGCCTCTGTTATTTTTTCAATCTGTTCCTCCGTCCATATCTGTCCCATTCTTTTTTCAGCCTGCATAGTTTTCAGGAATCTGATATTCCCCTTCCGACTGATTAGCTGCTTTACCCGTCCTTTTCTGATCCCCAGAAATATATCCGGCTGTCTTGCATTCTCGTTTGACACGATTCCGTAACGGCAATTCACAAGCTCATTAGCAACACCAAACAATCCAAGCTTTACCAGCATCTCAATCTGTGGCGTCTGTTCATATCTCTTAAAATATTCAATAGGATTGACCTTTCCTATTACCGCCGCATATTCCTTCAAGGCACTATATTGGAACTCTGTACCTTTTATCTCATCGTATGTTTCCGGCAGGATCGGTGCTGCTTCTATGGTGATATTGGTGTTTCCATATAGGTTGCAGTCATCCCAGAAGTCTTTACCTGAATACCAGTCGTGTTTTTGATAATCTATCTGCACCTTTTTCCCTGGTTCGAAGTATGCCCTGGCAATCTCTACTCCGCTCATTTCTTCATAAGCACCATGCATCTCATCGCCATGGTCTCCTGCAACCAGTTCCAGCTGCCATTCTTTCTCGAGTTCCAGATATCTCATCACCAGACCTTTTTCTTTGTATTTCTGGCCAAGGAATAAATGAATCCTCTTGCTGTGGCTACTCTTTGCCTTTCCTTGACACTTATATGTTCCACTGGTGCCGCACAAAGGGCAGATTCCTGTTCTGCCTTCCTGTGGAACTTCCACATGCCGCTGGAAGTGGCTTTCATAGGATTCTCCTGCCTTCCATCTTACATCTGTGACTCCTCCACATTTACTGCATGCGATCTGTACCCAGTTTCCACGCCTCTTGTAATACAGGTAATGTTCATTTTGGAAATACACATCATTCGCTCTTTTCAGTATCTTCTGTTCCGGTAAAGCCCGGGTGTTACGGATCCGCTCATCAAGTGCCTCCTGCCGGCGCTCATATTTACGTTTCTCAGTCTTACGTCTTGCGGTGATCACAATATCATTCTGATGCTTCATTATGTATTCCCACCATCTATTTTCATTCCAGACAGTCACTTTGCAAAAAGCCTTCAGCCGATTCAGATCATCAGGGCTGCTGAGTACATTTTTTCTTATCTTTTCCTGCCAGCCTCCTTCAGCCTTCCAGATCAGTCTTCCCCATCCTCCGTCTGTCTGAATCTTCTGGCGTGTCCATTTCTCTTCTTCCGGAAAATATGAACCAAAATCTTTTTTTGTGAGCACGATCCGCACTAAAGGAACATTCCTGCTGTTTTCATCATTCTGGTAGACTTCCAGAAACAGATGCTTTTCATGATCGATCACCTTTACCGCTGTCACTCCGACATATTCTGTTTCCTTCTCCTGGCTAACTGCAGGAAGTGTCAGATATGGAATCTTTTCAATCGCCTTTTTCTTCATCTGCTGCCTCCCAGGTAATACTCCCTGATCATCTTCTTTGCTTCTGCCATTCCTGGAATACCGAAATCTACCCTGCTGGCACTGATCTTTGCCGCTTTAACGATTTCTTTCGCCACGGCAGTTCTGTTATTAAAAGAATATTTCAGCAGGACCGCCATGCATTCCTGCAGGGATTTTCCCTGCTTCCGGACCTGATGAGCGATCATCACTTCTTCCATGCACAGGCCTTTTATGTACTCCACCCAGTCAAGCATGAGACCGTTCAGTTTCAGCCCTGCTGCCTCAACGTCCAGTTTTCCTAAAGCAGCTGTAGTGGAATCGCATAATTCCGGAATCGCTCCTTCCAGGTACATCTCTACAAAATCATCTGGGATCCCATTTTCTTTTGCCATCACACGCAGGCTGTCAATATCCCCTTCATTGAACAGATTCTCTGCAAGTTCATTTATCTCTTTATAGCTGTCCATTTCTCCAAATTTATCAAACATACATATCTCCCTCTTGTCTACAATTTTCAATTGGTGACAATTTGTCACCGATTCAATCCCTGTTTTCCCACATTTCTTTCAAGTAGACCGTACTTTTGCACTTTTTTATCCGCATTTTTCAACTGGTTACAATTTGTAGCCGTTTCATTTCCTGTTTTTCCTTATTTCTTTCAAGTAGAGCCTGTCTCAGAATACGGAAGCATGGACTCAACTTTGAACCGGACAGCATGTGGCTGCAAAAGTCTCTCCAGCTGCTGCCACAGATCTGCATTCTTAAGCTCCTGACCGTTTCCCCTTTTCCATCCATCAGATTTCCATACCGCCATCTTTCCATGTCCATTCGCCAGATAATGGCTGTCTGTATGGATTGTGATCATCGCCGGCCGGATCATCCTCTGCAGTGCTGCAACTGCACATTCCATCACAAGCTGATGTCCTGTCACATCCTGTACGTCAGTCTTCTTCTCCAGTGTTTTCCCCTGGCACACCAGGATATACCGATACCAGGCTTTCCTCAGCTTTGGAGCATGCGAGGATGTGATCAGAAATATATGTACCTCCTGCATCTTTAAATCCTCCTTTTCAACTGCACTTTTCTTTTTGGCTCCGGAAATCTCGCCATCGTATATCTACGATACTTAAAGCCTGTCACCGGGTTGATTCCCTCGTGAATGGATATGATGTAATAACCTTTTCTTGGCCTCACTTCATTCTTCCATCTCACCAGTTTATCTACGTGAGGCTTTTTCAACGGCATGTTGCGACTGGTGTTGTAACTGGTTTCCTTCAATCGCGGCTTCGCCGGAGTGCCGTCCTTCTTTATTTCCTTTGTATGCTCATCTTTTGTCATGTAAGCAGCAAGCTTTGAAAAATCCTCATCGTATACTTTAGGTTCATTCCTGATCTCAACTGCATAGATCCCGCCTTTTTTCCATGCCTTCTGCATGATACTGGCAGTATCTCCAATCTCGTTCACCACAAAGTGGATATGCCATGCTCCTTTTGTGCCTCTTTCAATATTCCGGATCCAGAACAATTCCCTGTTTCGTTTCTTATACTCTATCCGAACGATCCGTATTGCCTTCTGAAAATCTTTCAATGCTGTTTTCATATCAGGTGGTCTGTTTGCCTGACTATACGTCCATGTACCAAAGCAATCGCCAACATTGAAATATTCCAACAGCTTATGCCTGCATCTCTTCACTTTGTTATTTATATTCACCAGACGCATCTGCTCTTCTGTAGGCTTTTTCTTTTTTATCCGTTTCTGTCCGGAAGCTCCATAATTGCTATCATGATTCTCTTCTATCTCAATGATCTTTCCATTCCGAAATCTGTACTCTTTTCTTCTGGTAGCCATAGTCTTATGTCCTAACTTTAATATCTTTATCAAGTACTATACGGGGCTGTTTCCCCCGTGAAAAAAGTCAAATAAAAACAGGATCTCTCCTGCAAGCTATTGACGTTATGTCCTCCGGATGGTAATATGTATATAGTAGGTTTTGTCCGGAGGACATGATTCTTTTGATCTGTACATTGCAGTGTACAGATCATTTTTTTATGCCTTTATGCATCGATATAAGTTCTCTCAGTTCTTCTGGTGTACCAAGCTCCTCATAAGCTCCAAGAAGATTCGCAACTTCACCAAATACAGTGAGTTCTTCCTGCTGCCATTCCAGCCGCAAGGTCTTCTGTGTGCTCATCGGAATCCTGTACGAACCATTTGGATTCTTTCTTGTCAGTCTCATACTTTCTTCCTTTAATTAACATTTTCTCCACACATGCCGCCGCTTGGCTATGTACACTACTCCAATCAGCGCGATTGCTCCGGCAATCTGATCAGCTCTGCTGTCCCATATCCAGAACGGAAGATAACTTGCACATTCTCCGATCAGGATGGAATCTATTAAATCTCTCATGTTAATGCCTCCAATATCTCACTCTCCGGAAACTTCAACCGAATAAACAATCTTCTGAGTTCTGGATAAGTAAATTTCTCTGGATACAATTTCTTCTCTCTGTATGTTCTCACTGCCATTCCAGTAGCTGCAGCCATCTGAGCATCAGATACTCTTTCTGCTTCCATACGTTTCAGGATGTTTCCTTTAAGGAGAACGTACTTTTTTTCTTCTGATGTGTATTGAATTGCCACGTTTCTCACCTCTCTTTCCTTTTTGGTCGATAAATTTCGAACTCCTTTTCTTGCTGTTCCACCTAATATCGGTTATGCTTTAAGCAAATATGAAATGAGTAATCGCCTATGTTAGAAATTTTAATTAATGATGAATCTCTTGAAGTTCAAGCTAAACCTGAACATTTGAGTCTTTACCAGCTGTATCTTTTGCTTTTATCTCAGCAATCCGATGATTCTACTAAATAAGTTGACATTCCTCACGTTCACTCCTATTCTGTAATTACAGGCACTGCCATGCCTAGTACATAAGAAAGAAGGAAAATATTATGTCTGATAAAAATTCTTCCTTTATTAATTTACCGGATCTTCCAGCTTCTATTGACAATGCTGTTAAAAATCTTACCGATAAGCCAACGCAGGGAATAGGGCAAACACTTGCAGATGTATGGTACTTAGTTTTTGGTGGAATCACTCACGCTGCAGATAAACGTCGCATGAAATATGCTCATGATTTAAAACTCTACGAACAAGAATTGTCACAGGCAATTCTTTCTATTCCTGAAGAAAATCTCATTGAACCAAATATCCAAATAACGGCACAGGCTCTTGAAAATTCGAAATACTGCATTGAATCAGAAGAACTTCGTAAGCTGTTTGTAAATTTAATTTCCAAATCTATGGATAGCCATTACACTTCAAATGTTCACCCATCTTTTGCAGAAATTATCAAGCAGATGAGCCCCATCGATGCCAGAATTTTAAAAACACTTCACCCTAAATATAATTTTCCGGTTGTTGATTATGTGCTTGAAAATCATCTGACCTCCAGTTACGAATTACAGTTTCCTGCCGTTTATATATCTTCGCTTTCAGATATTGATATGTGGAGTGCCTCTTCCGCAATTTCATCTTTAGAAAGACTTGGAATAATTGCGTTAGATACTAGCTCTTCTTTTTCAGATAAGTCAGTTTATACTCCGTTTGAGGAAACCGATTACTATAAGACTTTTTCTTCAAAAGCTATTCGCTCTTACGCTTCAAAAAGAGCAACTATTCATAAATATCTTGGTTTTTTCACTCCTCTTGGGAAGAATTTTTTTGAAGTCTGCGTAAAGTAACCAACGTATTTTCATTGCTTTTAATTGTCATTTCACACATTTCTTTTACATAGCCATCTACTTTCTTGAAATAGTAGGTGGCTACTATTTTGGCTGTAAGCGCCGATGTGATCACGGATATTGTGATCATTATCATTTCGTCTCACTCCTTTCTGGTATTAAATTTATTTGTCCTTTTTCCGACATCATATATACAGAAGTTCCTGATTTTCCTGTATGACAATTCATCTCAACTCGCCTCCTTCTGGTCTGACAGCAAATATTCCATGGATACTCCAAGATAATCTGCTACTTTCTGTACTTTCCAAACACTTGGTTCACATTCATTCCATTTACAAATGCTTGAATTGGAAAAGCCGAGTTCTCGCTCTACCTGTTTAATAGAAATGTTCTTCTTTTCACAGATAGTTCGGATGTTATCATAAATCACCTTCATTCCTCCTTTCATAGATGAAAATATTCAACATTTATATTGACTTTCCGATGAAAATATTCTATTATATCTGTAACCAAACAAATCAAAATTGAAATCATTCATCATTCAAGGCTTTTGTTGAATTTATTCATCTGTTGATTATGATTATATGAATATATTCATCATTTGTCAAGCCTTTTGTTGAATTTTTTCAGAAAGGACTGATATGAATCTATTCAACAGAGTAATCTCTCTTTGTGATAAAAAAGGGATTAACCAATCCGATTTGGAAAAAGAACTTGGATTCGGAAAAGGCACTATTTCAAAATGGAAATCAAATCCTAATCCAAGCGCAGAAAAGCTCTTATTAGTTGCGAACTATTTTGATGTGAGTACTGATTACTTACTAAAAGGAATTGATGCAGACGGTTTGTCTGAAAAAGACAATAAAGATATCTCTAAAGATCTGGACAGTATCATGAAAAAACTTACTTCCGGTGAAGATGGACCAGCTAGCTACAACGGCGAGGAATTGAGTCCGGAAGCTGCAGAGTTATTCAGAGATGAATTGGAAATTGCTTTGAAAAGATTAAAGATTATTAACAAAGAGAAGTACACTCCTAAGAAGTACAAAAAGTAGGTGGATTGCTTGAATCGTAATATCAAGAAAATTGTTTCTTACTATAAAAGAAAAACAGGAACAGCAGACCCTTTTGCCATCGCTGATCAGCTTGGTATCCTGTACCAGATTTGTGATCTGCAGTTCGAAGGATGCTATATGTTCCTGAAAAATCACCGCTACATATTCATTAATCAAAGTCTTTCGGAACACGAACAACGTCTGGTCATGGCTCATGAGCTTGGTCATGCTCTCCTGCACCGGAAGGAAAATTGTTATTTTATTCGTAACCAAACACTTTTACTGAATTCCAAAAAGGAAATCGAAGCCAACAAGTTCGCAATGGAGCTGCTGTTGCCAGATTCATTTCTTGCGGAATACAGGGATTTTACTATTGATCAGATATCCAGAATGACCGGATATCACCAAAAATTAATAGAATTGAAAATACATAATTAGGAGGATTGTTTATTGTCTACAGATTTTTCAAAAGAAGATGTCATCCAAAACAAAAAACAAGCTATAAAAAAGTTAAATTCTATGTTAGAAGGATTTATTAATGACCCTAGCGGACAACGTTTAAAAAAAGCCAACTTGCTTTCCTACTGGATTAAAGATTATGTCAGAATGCTTAGCTTTGAAGAAACTTTTGACCCTAAAAAAAATATTGCTTATAAACGCGGTGATATTGTAAAACTAAATTTCGGATTCAATATTGGAAGTGAATACGGTGGATTACATTATGCCATTGTTATAAATAATAAAAATCCCCATAGTTCTTCTGTGGTTACAGTCATACCTTTAACTTCGCAAAAAAACAATAATTCTACTCATCCAAATGACGTAGAACTCGGAAATGAACTATACCGTAATTTAAAATTAAAATATGACACTATTGCACAGCAAGTTCAGGCTGAAGAAGAAGAAATCTCCAAAACGCTTGGTTTATTTGATACTTTAATGAAAGCTGTTGATGAGAATTTATCTGTACCAGATAATTCTCCAAAATCTTCTGATGCGACAAAAGCAGCCAGAACATATTTGGAAATCGCTAAAGACTTAAAAAATGAATGGGAAAAGAAATCAGAACAAAACAAATTGAAAACTATACAGTTAAATAAAATCAAAGCTGAAATCGAGCAAATGAAAACTGGTAGTATTGCATTAGTAGATCAAATCACAACAATTAGTAAGATAAGAATTTATGATCCTCGAAATGCATATGGCGTATTATCAGGGATTCGGTTATCTCCAGAATCACTTGATAAAATAAATAATAAAATAAAAGAATTATTTATTTTCTAGTATTTTTTCTTGACTGCGGTAATAATCTAATATATAATATAAATGCTGTCAGAGAGTTGTATCTCTAACAACAGAGCCTATAGGGCATAAAAGAAGACAGATTTATATTATGTGAAGGTCTCGCAGTAATGCGAGGCCTTTTACGTTTATTTCTGAAAAAGGTAGAATACATACTATTATCAACAACTATATTATCTATTTTAAACCTTTTGCAGTGATTAAATTGATTGCTATTGAATGATAAATATGAAAGAAGGTGATGAAATATTGGACATTAACCAGTACATTGAAGAACGACTTAATAATCAAATTCAGTGGTATAGCCAAAAATCTCAGCATGCTCAAAAAATGTACAAAATTTTTCAAGTCACTGAAATAATTATTGCTGCTGCTATTCCACTATTGTCCGGCTATGCTACAGATTGTATTACTATTGCAATCATCGTTGGAATTTTGGGTGCCATTATTGCTATAATTGAAACCATTTCCAAATTATTCAAGTGGCATGAAAACTGGATTGAATATCGTACAACATGTGAATTATTGAAATATCATAAATATTTGTATCTAACCCAATCCAGCCCTTATAACCCAACCGAAGAAACTATTGATAATCTTTTTGTCAAAAATATCGAAGATATTATTTCTTCTGAGAATAACCAATGGAAGATAAACGCATCAATTGAAGCAACAAATAACAATACATCTACTTAACACGTTCATATGTTTTTTCAAACACATCTGGTTTACATGGATATTGCTCTCCTCTTATACCAGTAATAATCCAGTCTCCAGGTGCTGCACGTAAGGGTCCTTCCAACGTTTGAATAATGAGTTCCTTATCAGTTTGATATGCTTCTATTACTACTGGTTTTTTTCTAAATTTCATACTATCACCTCATGAAAAGAAAGGAGTTTTTTATGCCTAATTTATACGATTATCGAATTTTTATCAGTCACGCATGGAAATACGGATCTGCTTATGACAGTTTAGTTACTCTGCTAAATAATGCACCGTATTTTTCTTATTATAACTATTCCGCTCCAAAAGAAAAACCGCTTTTCCCATATGGCACACCATATACGTCCTACGATATCGCTCAAAAAATTACTGACAAGATCAAACCAGCTCAAATCACTCTGGTTATATCAGGGATGTATGGTGCTTATAGCGACTGGATGAAATATGAAATTGATGAATCCAAACGAATGGGAAAGCCTGTTTTAGGCATCATCCCTTGGGGACAACAACAAATTCCACAATATGTACAAAATAATTCTACGGAATTAGTCGGTTGGAACACTCAATCCATCGTTCAAGCTATTAGAAAATATGTATAGTATTAATAAGTATATTTAATTATATCATTTTGTATTCATAACTTCAACTTATATATAAATCAAAAAAATCGGTTCAGTGCTACCAACACCGAACCGATCGCACCCTGACCGGACACCAGTCAGGACATTACTATAACATCTCCGAAGAGATGCTCATTTTGCAAGAATATTGTATCATCTTCGGAAGCAGCGCACAACCAGAACGTTTGTGTGGCTGTTATTTTTGTACCCAAAATAAGCAAAAATCAAATAAGGAAGGTGATATTATGGCAACTGCCAAGAAACTTCCCTCTGGTTCCTGGAGGTGTCAGGTACTATCTCACACAGAAGAGTATACCAAACCAGATGGAACTATAGGAAAAAGAAAAATCAGGAAATCTTTTACTTGTGATGATCCAACTAAAAGAGGCAAGCGGATCTGCGAGCAAATGGCTGCCGAATGGGCCGCCAGCAAAGAACAGCACTCCCCTGTTGCTGAATCACTAACGTTTGGAGAAGCTCTGGACGATTATATCTCTTCGAGAGAAAATATCTTATCTCCATGTACAATCAGAGACTACAGGGGAACGCAGCGAAATTACATTCAATCACTTATGGGAATAAAGATTGATGCTATCACTCAAGAAGATATTCAAAAAGCAATTAACCTTGAGGCTGTCAAATTATCCTCTAAAACCGTCCGTAACATCCACGGCTTAGTATCTGCCGTACTACGGGTATACAGACCGTCTATGGCACTGAATACGGCCTTGCCAAAGAAGAAACGTATTCAATTATACATACCTTCTGATGAAGAAGTAAAAATTCTCATGAATACTGTAGAAGGAACAGAACTGGAAATCCCTGTTCTGCTTGCAGCCTTCGGTCCAATGAGACGAGGTGAAATCTGTGCCCTGGAACAATCAGATATAAACGGTAATATTGTTCATGTAAGTAAAAACATGGTCCGCACGATTGACAATCAATGGATCATCAAAGCACCGAAATCTTTTGCAGGTGACCGGTATATTGATTTTCCAGATGATGTGATTGAAAGGTTACCAAAACGTCCAGGAAGAATCGTTGATCTGAATCCCGGACAGCTTACTGACAAATTCGAAAAATGTTTAAGGAAATGCAATCTTCCTCATTTTCGTTTCCATGATCTCAGGCACTACTCAGCTTCTATTCTTCACGCTCTGGGAATCCCGGATGTTTATATCATGCAGCGTGGTGGATGGGGAAATGATGGAACGCTTAAAGCTGTTTACAGACATGCACTGTCAGATAAAGCACAGGAAATGAATAAGCTTGCAAATGAACATTTTGAAGATTTGTTATCTGGTGGTTCTCACGAAGGTTCTCACAAAAAGAAAAAGCCTTGA